GGTCTGATGTTTACAATATGCCGGTTTGGGCAAGAAAGTTTTATATCAATAAAATTATCGAATTCAAACAAGAGGAGAAGAAAGCAAACGACAAAGAAGCTGCTAAAATCAAGGCAAAGACAAGAAAGAAAGGAAGACCCAACTTAAAGTTGGGTTTTTCTATATTTATTACTATATGGAGATTATATGAAATCAATCAAAAAATCAGAACTTACTGAATTATTGAAATCAAAGGGACTTGATGAGGGTTTCATTGATAGAATTTTCAATAGAGTAAAGGTAGCTAAGAAAAAGTCCGAATTGAAAGATTTAGAACGTGAGTTGGAGAAATTAGAAAATGACCCCGAATTCAAATCTATCTTAAAGAAGTATAATATCAAACAAGTATACTAATAGGTGGACTTATAAATGGCTGATAATCAAGAACGTATAAATCAGATAAAGCAGGAAGATGCAATTCAACGGAATCTATCTACGATTCTACAAGAACGCATTACTAAGACTGGTGAACTCACTAAAGCTCAAAAAGCATTGGTTGAGAGTACATCTGGTGTACAGGACCTCGAATCTAAAATATTATCAGTTCAAGAGGAAAAAGAGAAAGTCCTCAAAAAAGTTGCGAAGTTTAATAGACAAACTGATAAAGACTTATTATCACATCTCGACACAGTTGAGAAATACTTGGAAACTGAAAAACAGATAAAGGATAATAAACAAAAGCAAAAGGATGTTCAAAAGGAATTAACTGATGAGATAAAATCATCATTAGGGTATTCTTCAGAATTAGCAGATTTATTTGCAGCAGGTGGTGTAATGGCACTTGGTGCTAAAGCATTCGTATCAGCAGTTGAGAATATAAAAGCAGGATTTAGTGAAACCACAAATCAAGCTACTGAATTATATAAAAGTCTCGGAATTTCAGCCGGAGAAGCAGCAGGTCTTGCCGGTGATATGCAATTAGCAGCATCTACCTCATTATTATACGATATGAACGATATGGCTTCTGCAGCAGGTGCATTATCTGATAGATTTAACACTACTCAACATATTACACGTGATATGATGAAAGATGTCGCAGCTATTACATCACTAACTGGTGATGCTGCCTCTGCAACCGATTTAGCAGTAGCATTTGAAAACGCAGGTGCTGATGCTGGTAATCTAACATCCGAGATTAAAGACATTGCTCAAGGTGTGGGTGTCAACGCATCCGCAGTGATGAAAGATATGGCAGATAATCAACATATGATGTTGGGTATGTCAAAAGAAGAAATTAAAGTGTTAGCACAAAAGTCAGCAGAACTTGCCAAACAAGGTTTGTCTATCTCCAAGATGAGAGATGTGTCTGATAATATGTTAAATGTTGAAAGTTCACTACGTGCTGAAATGAAGGCAAGACAAATGGGTCTTGGTGATATGTTGGGTGATACTGAGGCAATGAGAAACGCTGCATTTGAAATCCAATATGGTGATGCTGAAAAGGGTGCTGCTATGATGGCTCAATCTATAAAAGATGCAGGACTTAGTACCGAAAAACTCGGTAGCATGGGATATAAACAACAGCAAATGTTAGCAGATGCATATGGTATGTCTTCGGATGAGCTAATGAAGATGGTTCAGACTCAAGAGCAGAATGCAGACCTCACTCAAAAATATGGAGACACTATGGGTGGTCTCATTGGTGGTGCTAAGGCATTTGCTGGAACGGCAGTTGGTGGTTTCAAGACTATGGGTATTGAACTTGCTAAGTTGATAGGGCAATACGCAGTAATGAATATGATGCAAGGTAAGGGTGGTAAACTCGGAATGGGTAACCTAATGCCAGGTGGTAAGGGTGGTTCTTCTGGTGGTGGTTCTCCCGAAATGCCAAAAGGTGGTGGTAAAGGAATGGGTGGTATGACTAAGGCAATATCAGGAATTGATGCCAAGAAACTACTCGCCGGAGGCGCTGCACTCGCATTAGTCGCCGCATCAGTATTCATATTCGCTAAAGCAGTCCAAGAGTTTATGGAAGTATCTTGGGAAGCAGTCGCTATGGCAGTTGTATCTATGTTAGCTCTTGTTGGAGCACTTGCATTAGTGGGTGCTATTATGATGAGTGGTGTAGGTGCAGTTGCAATCCTTGCTGGAGCAGCTGCAATGTTAGTAATCGCAGCCGCATTATTAGTGTTGGGTATTGCTATCCAAGAAATTGCTAAAGGGTTTGGGATGTTCGGAGAACTAACAACTCAACTAACTGCATTGGTAATGATAGCACCAGGACTTATCGCATTGGCAGGTGTATTTGCTATATTAGGTGCATCTATGATTCCACTCGCTATGGGTCTCGCATTGATTACACCATTACTACCAACTCTAATGATTTTGGGTGTATTCTTACCTATGATTGCTGGGGCACTTGGTCTTGGTGGTGGTGATTCTGACTCAAGTGCTGGTGGTGGTCAAAAATCTGACCCACTTCTCGATGAAATTAAGGGACTTCGTAATGATATTCAATCTCAACCAATTCAGATTGTTATTGATGATAAAGTGGTTTCTACGATGAATAAGAAAAATGTAAGAATGCAGTCTTATAGAGACCAACTGAAGTAAGGATACGTAAATGGCATTAAAAGACTTAAAATCAGACTTATCTAAGTTTAGAAAACCAATAGAGAAACCACTCATCGATAAAAAGAGAGTGGAAGTCCCTAAGTCTTCTAATCAGACTCCTCTATCTCAATTTGTAGATAAGACCCCATCTGCTCCTAAATCAAATACGACTACCCCTAAACAAGGTGTGACACCAAACAAATTTGATAACTCATCAAACTATTTGGGTGAAACATCTCAACCCAAATTTGATAACTCATCAAACTATTTGGGTGAGACTACACCATCTAAGATGTCTTTATCAGAAAGATTCTTAGGTCAGACCGAAACACAAGAAGTTCAACAAGGGGATAAATTCAAAGGTGAAACCGAAACAGCAAATATTACTCAAGGAGATAGATTTAAGGGTCAAACGACTCCTCAAGACTACTCCAATGCTGAAAAGTTCAAAGGTGAAACCAATCCTACCGAATTCAAGTTCACTCAACAATTCTTAGGTGAAACCACACCAAACGACTTTTCATTAACTGAGAGATTCTTGGGTGAGACTACACCAACTAAGTTTGATTTATCAGAGAACTTTTTAGGTGAGACCGATGTACCAAATATGGTATTGGAAAGTCCATTTAAGGGTGAGACTACTCCAAGTAAATTTGAGTTCAATCCACATTTAGAAACTCAGGCGACTGAGCCTACATTTGTTGACTTCATCACTAACGATGATGCTAAAGGATTTTCACCATTCCAACAACCACGAAATAATTCTACATTTGTTGGGGTAGACCCTTCACAAACTCAGTTTGAAGGTGTAACTCCAATTAGCGGCCAGTTCGTAATAAATCAATATGGTGTAACACGAGATAATGATGGTGGTTTGGGTACGACTTATACTGATAAACTCCTAAAAGATACTTACAACAAGTTCAATCTAAAAGAAGACTCGTATAATTCCTCAATCTTCAAGCAACCATTTATACTAAGTGGTATTCAAAAGGAAAAGGGTGAACCCGAAACATTGGGTGTGGGTTCATTCTCATTTATCAGAGGTGGTGCTATTACCTCAACTGCACGAGCTGCAATTGATGTAGTAAGAATGGGTCAATTCCTATTAACACCTCGTGGTATTACTTGGGGATTAAAACAAGTTGGGATGCAGAGAAGTCAGAGGTATGGTAAAACATTTACTCCAGTAAACTTACTTGCATCTCTTGGTGGACAACACCTTGGTTTAAAATTTGATAGACCTGGTGTTCAACCAATTGGTGATGAAACTTGGAAATACGATACTAATGGATATCTAACTGAAGTATATAATGTATTTAGACTCCAAACTAAAAATAGTGTATTACCACTTAGAGTAGACCCACGTGGTGGATTTGACTCTACATATGGTATCGGAGTAACCACATACAATAGACAACACAACTCATTCTTTACTAAGGGTCAAGATGAGCAGGATAGGTTTGCAAACTTTAGTCAAAGAACAAATCCATTTGATTTAACATTCGACCCATTCGTAAACTCATATGAAAAGACTGTAAGTTTACCAAATGGTGAGTTAACATCACAACGTGGTGAGTTTGATACCAAAACACAACAAACTCCAAACTTACTATCATCCGAAGGAAGAACTATTGGGTTTGGAAACGATATTAGTGATTACGAATCAATATCATATGGTACGATTCAGAAGATACAAGATAAGGATGCAAGTAATTACAAAGGTGACTTTAGAAATCTTAAAAAGGCAAAGTTCAATAGACTTAGTGATGTTGAAGCGGGTACTAATTATGAAGAGTATAACCTTGAAAAAACATATGGTACACCTTCAACATTTAAGACCAACTTAGAACGTATTGACCCACTTAACAAGAATCGTAGAATTGATAGTGTATATGAGTCAGTTTACAATGCTAAACTACAAAATGACTTGGTACATCTATTCTTTTCATACGATAATTCTGATGGTAGTCAAAACACAGGAAAGATAATTCAATTCCGTTCTACAATTAATGGAGTTACTGAAACCTTCTCACCATCGTGGAACGGAATCAAATATCCTGGTCGTGCTGATAAAGCATATATGTATAGTGAATTCGAGAGAACACTATCATTTAACTTTAAAGCATATGCTACATCGAGAGATGAGATGAAAAATATGTGGAAGAAGTTGTCTGAACTATCTAAACTTACAATGCCGACATATGCAGGGTCTGCTTACTCTGGGCACATTTGTTATTTTAGATTAGGTCAACTTTGGGGTAATGGTACTAAAGGTGTTCCATCATTAATAACATCACTAACCTATACCATTCCAGATGATTTACCTTGGGATATAAATCACGATGGGAAGTTATCTGAATTACCATTAGGTGTCGATGTAAATATTGGATTAACTATTCTCCCCGAAACTATTTATAAGAGTAGTAAGAATCACTATTCTTTCTATGAGACTAAAGGATTTCAATAATGAATAGATATGATAATATAGAGGTTCAAAAAGACAAGAAGGGTCGTAGATTCAGAAAGACTACACTACTTCCTATTATAGAACCAAATGTCGATGATATCTACATCATAGGTCAAGTTGGTGATAGATTGGATAATCTTGCATTTAAATACTACCAAGATTCATCACTTTGGTGGATTATCGCAAGAGCAAATAATATTGGTAATGGTAGTCTGACTGTACCAATTGGTATCCAATTAAGAATACCACAAAACCAATTTGAAATCATAGATGAGTATAAAGAATTAAATGGTATCGAGTAAGTTATGTCAGATATATTCAATCAAGGTGCTATGTCGTTACCACCAAATCCATTTGGTAGTAGACAACGTGCATACAAACGAAGAGCGTATGGTAGTGTAAGTGTAGTTGGTAATGACCAATTCACGTGTTCAGGTGGTGGATTCTCTCTAACCTTTGGTGGTGATAGTGAAACTAAGTTTTCCCAAGGTGGGGCATTACAACCACGTAGTGGTGGTAGATATGTACCCAACCCATACCTAACATCGATAACCACAAAAAACCAAGGTGGTGGTGACATAACCGATACTGCACTTTGGGAAATTGAATTTCAATATACTTGTTATGGTACTGACCAACTAAATAAGTGTTCAAATGCATTTATGATTCCTGGTATGTTGATTGATGTGGTCATAGGGTACGACCCTGGTGACAAGTTAACGATACCAAAAGCAAGATTATACGACTTTAGTTTTTCATACAATTCGGATGATGGTAGTTACTCGTGTACTGCAAAGTGCTTGGGTTCTAATTCAAAATCAGCAGTAGCAGGTGCTCTAAAAGTAAAACCAAGTGAAAATGGGTCTGAAATAACCGATGAGGGTGGTAAGACCATTAAGGGTTATTCCATAATTAAACAACTTCAAAACAATTGTGATAATGAGTTGAAGTTAGACCGTGATGCTGATGGTAACTTGAAAAATACAAATGTACCTTCAAGAGATGGAACTGCTAAATCAGTCGGGTCGTATGGTCTTATTAAAGGACAAAAAGACGCAGGTATGTGGGATATGTTATTTTCGGGTGGTAGTGCTGATAATATATTAGTACCAGTAGTTCAACTCAAGGAAGTGGTAGCATTCTTAGATAATCTCGTAGGTAATGTCTATGTATTTGATGCAACATACTCATCAAAATTATCAAAATTACAATCAGCAGACCCAATGGCATTTTGTTTACCAGGTTCAGCAGGTAAATATGGTGAAGGTAACGACTTTTCAAAATTAGGTGGTTCATTTGGTCAAGTGGGTGATATATGGGTATCAATCCCCAAGTTACTACAAATTGAAGATTCCGTAATGCAGTCTAAAAAAGAAGACAATAAAGAATATACCACTAACGAGTTGTTAAATAAGGTATTTGCCGAACTAAGTTCGTGTACTGGTGGGGCAGTTGATTGTTTTGTAGCAGAACGTGATAATAAGTTCAATATAGTCAATCGTAAGAATGATATAAAGAAGGGGACTAAGGGAACTGTAATCAAGTTATTAGACCCAAATTCACCAGTTAAGTCTTTAAGTATGTCTTCGAATATGGACCCTGATATGGCCGCAATTGCATTCGCAGGTGGCAGTGGTCCATATCCTAAATCGGTTATTGAGAGCGTATTCGCAGGTTGTAAACCAAAAGAGACCGATTCAGCAAAACCACTACCATCGCCTGAAGAAAAGTTAGCTGAAAAGATTAAAGAAATTGGTGAAAGTTACTCAGCAGAAGTTGCTCAAGATTGTAAGGGTATTCTAAAAGAGTATGTTAACCAAAATCTAACTCAAATCTCAATGAGATATGGGATTGACCTAAGTGTTACCTTTGATGGGTGGAATGGTCCTAACTTTATGGAGAGATTTAGTGTAAGTCCTTTACCAAACGCAGTAAGTGGTGCTGATGTCTATTACGCAGTTGGTGAAATTGAACATAAATGTGATGGTGAAACTTGGGACACTACGGTTGTCGGATATATGATGGTTAACGGATAATGAGTAGAAAAAAGATATATTACCCCGAAGGTCAAATCCAAAAAGGACTCTACACTCAAGGTGCTGAGTGGATGTTGGAAGATGGTACTGAATACATTGGTGATTACCATAGGTATATTACTGGTGAGGTGTTTACTAAATCAGCATACATCAAAAACATATCCCAAAAACTCATACCTTATGTAAACCTATCACAAAATGACAATAGAGTAAAGTTTGAATACGATAGTCTTAGAGGTGAGGAAGTAGAATCATTTGTATTTGCAAGATATGAAAAGTCAATACCACTTCAGAGAGACTATGATAGTGGGTTTTACTATCGTTACTTTGCTAAGAGACACTTTGATGGGTTAATTACTGAAATTAGTAAAAACACATACGACCTACTCCAATCTGAACACTATAAAACATTAGAGTTGGCTTGGAAACTTAGGGGTGATGCACCTATTGTAAATCAACGACAAGTAAATACTGCCGAAAAAGACATCGAGGGTATCTCAAACTATATTACGGATTATTCTGAATTCGTTAAAGTTTAACAATTTCTTAACATTATGCATTTGGTAAAGTCCATATCTTTCACTATATTTACTATGTAATAATGAGAGATATGAAAGTATTAGGAAAAAAGTACGGAATCGAAATCACGAAACCTTGGAATAAGGAAATGTATGACCACAACGACAAGGTTGCTGACTTGATGAAAGCCGAGTTAAAACTTGCTCTTGTCAAGGCATACAAGAACAAAGATGAAGAACTCCTAAGAGGGGTTGCTTCGGTGATTGAACCTTCTGGATATGGATATGGATTCGATATGGAAGGTATCTACAAAGATGCTCTGAATGGGTTGGAGATGGTTCAAAACTATTGGTTGAACGAAGAATATCCTTATGGAGTAGAGAAAGGTATCGTTCCTTCAGTTGAACTTGAGTTTATTGGTTACTAAAGTTTAACAATTTCTTAACATTAAAGGTTTGGTGGTTTCCTAAATAATCACTATATTAGTAGTGTAAGAGTGAGAAAGTTAAATCAAATTAAAAAGTAAAAAATGACTTATCAAGAATTAAATCAGTTGAGTATCGAACAATTACGAATGTTAAACACCAAAGTAATTGAAGTGATTAAGATGAAACAAAGTGAAGCTGCGATGGACATCAAAGAAGAACTTTACATTGGTGCTAATGTGAGTGTTAATCACCCAAAGTTGATGGGTAAACAACTACGAGTTGAGAAAATCAACCGAACCAAAGCCAAACTCAAACTTTTGAATGGTGGTGGTTTTTGGAATGTTCCATTAAGTATGATTGAGTTAAACAAATAAGATATGATAGTTCAGAAACCAAAAAGTGAAGGTATCACAATTGACCTAACGGGCCCTCAAGGGAATGCATTTTTCCTTATTGGGACTGCTACTAAACTCGCTCGACAACTTGATTTGAATGAGTATGAAGTTTTGAATGAAATGAAGAGTGGTGATTACGAAAACCTTCTTCAAGTGTTTGACCGATACTTCGGTTCATTTGTAACTCTTTATCGTTAAGATATGACACGAGTGGAAAACGAACAATGGCTCAAAATGGCCAATCAACTCCAACATAAGGGGTTAAACCCCCAAGAGTGGGGGGTTATGGTTGAACTTCGTAAAAAGATGTTGATTAGCAAGGGTAAGAATCCAAACCATTACGACTTAGGTTCAACACGATGTTCTAAAAAGTTTGGATACTAACGAATAATTTCGTATATTACCCTTTGTGAAGATAGTAGATACAAACGAAAGATTACATAAACGCATTTCTTCCTTGTCAAGTAAGGTGTTGGTGTTTCCCATTCTAACAAGTTTGGAGAAACACCCTCATCTTTCAAGGATATCGGGTATTATCATATCAGATGGTGATACTGACCTCTTTGTGAATTATAACAACATAGATGCAAGTTGTGTAACTGACCCCATAGACTTCAGTTTGTTCGAAGAGGTGTGTGTAGTGGGTTTAAAGGAGTTCTTACACCACTACGACTTCCTACCTAATATGTTTGACCTTGAGATGGAGTTATTCCATCAGGCACGAGATTTCGAGGTAGATGAGAAACCTATATATACAATCTTTAGAAGAAGAAAAGCACCTAAAGCAAATGACCTCATTCCAATTTGGAAACACTACGAACAATTCCAATCGTGGAAATCTATATGGTCTGATTTGACCCCAAGTAAGTTTAGTCAATTGTATCCAACTGGATTGCAGTGGATGGAGAGTAGTGGGTTACATACTGATAATGGTATGGAATATACCCAATACAATATGTTGACCACAACTTCACGACCATCCAATACCTTTGGTGGTGTGAACTATGCCGCCCTACCAAAAGATGGTGAGGTTCGTAAGAGGTTCATATCACGATTTGAAGGTGGTAAGTTGTATCAGTTAGATTTCGATGGGTATCACATTCGTTTGATTGGTAAATTGATAGGTGTAGACATACCATTAGACATCAAAGCACATAAGTGGTTGGCAGACCAATACGGAGCAGACCTCAAGGATGCAAAAGCAATTACATTCCGACAATTATATGGTGGGGTGCAGGATGAATACAAACATATTCCATTCTTCAGTAAAACCGCTCAGTATATAGAGACATTGTGGGGTGAATTTACACGAAATGGTGAGGTTCATACACCACTATTGAAGAGAAAACTTACTTTTGATAAAGATTTAAACAAAAACAAGGTATTTAACTACATTCTTCAGTCCGTTGAGACCGAACGAAACATACTTATATTGGAGAAACTATCTAAAATGATATCTTCTCGTAAGTCCTTACCCATCCTCTACACATATGACTCGATTTTATTTGATGTCCACCCCGAAGATGGCAATGAACTTATATTGGAAATAAAGAAAGTAATGGAGTCCGATGGGTTTCCAACGGATGTAGAAATTGGTGATAATTATAAAGATATGGTTAAGGTCGAATTATAGATATTTATGGTTATGAAGAAACTTATCAATTACATAGCACAGCAAGTGTGGAACGAAGTGGGTGTAACTCTAAACGAGGGTATCACCAACGAAGAGTCGTTGAAAGCTACTTATAAGGTAGTTTCAGAAATCATAGGTGAAGAATTTGCCGAAGAGTTAATCAAGAACTTATTGGAAGCCGAGGAAGAAGACAAAAAAGTTGATTCCAAGAAAGATGATACTTCGGAGGAGCCGGTTGAGGATGAGCCAGACTTCGACTCAGATGACCAAAAGAGTATGATGACTCAAGCAGAGAGGGATGCTCTTAATGAAGCAAGTTTCTTAGACCCAAAATACAAACCAGGTCATCAGATTATTGTGGCAACACCACCACCATTTGCTAAAAAACTCAAAAAGGGTGATGTTCTTACTATTGTAACTGACAAACCAGGTGAGCCTGATTATGGAGATGGTGAGTATGAAAAAACACTACAATTTCCAGATGGAACTGAATTTAAAGTAGCATCGAAAAATACAGGATACGCATCTTCTTACTTCACTCACTTAAAATCCGGCAAAGCAATGCCAAGTGGTGAGGATTGGGAATCTCTAATCATTGTGGCATACAACAATACATTCGAAGGATACGAGTGGGAACGTGCAGAGAAGTTTTGGGCAGATTATGGTAATGATGCAAGAAAGATTGCTGACTCCTTCAAGAAAGAAATTAAATCCAAATCACTATCTCAGTTAGGTGCATCAACTGCACCACTAAACTCAGATTGGGGTGGTTCTAATAAAACACCAAAGACTGACATTTTAGGTGATAGTGATGAGAGAATCTCATTAAAAAAAGCAGGTGGGTCACAACTAATGAGTGGTGGTCAAGAGGAAGCACTTGCGACCTTTGATGCAGCAATGAAAATGGTAGGTGAGAACAAACCAAAGATTTTGGATTCATTCTTAAACACCTTAGAAGATAAAATGGGTAGGATGAGTCAAAAAGGTACGATTTCAGCACTTGAAGCACTAAGAGACAGTGGTGAAAAACTAACACCCGAACAAGAAACTGCAATTGCAGAAATGCAGCAGCTACAACTCAATGCTCAAGAAATAAATAAAGATATGTCTTTGGTATTTAAAGATATATACTTTAAGTCGTGTTTTTGTTTTGAAGCAGCAACTGGTACTAATAAGTTTGCAGACAAAAATGCAATTGCAAACGAACTAATCGAGTTCAACCCAGGTAATGGTAAGATTACGGCACACTTACCTATGAAGAAGATTGAAGATGCAAAACCATTGGCACAATCTAACTCATTCTATGTATCATTCAAAACAGGTGGGGGTGGTTCTAAACCATACCTTGCTTTGAGAACTAAGAAGATGAGTAAGAAGCAGATGTTGGGTGAAGAAGTAGAATCATTCAGAGACATTGTAGTTGAGGAATTTTCAAAATCGGATTATGGTATGAGTATGTTGAACGAAGCAAACGAACAACAACTTAACGAATTCCAAATATTCAATAAATTGTCTAAGGGTCTCAAAAATGTGTCTTCTAAGATAAAGTCACAAGCAAAGAAAATCTTGGACGCAATATTAAAAAGAATCAAGCAAGCATTTGATGCGATAAAGAAATTGGGTCGTAGTATGTTTGATGGAATTATGCACTTCTTGGGTATGGAAGTGTCTTCGGTGAAAATTTCATCTGGTGGTCAATTCCCATTAGTGTAGGAGATAATGAGTGAGAACGCAGTTATTATGTACGTTCACCAACGAAGGTGAATTTGAAAATATAGTAGATACAATATTGAAGACTTTTGATTTATTCAGTCGTAAGATATTCGTATTGAAGTTACAACCATCGAATGAGTTGGTAGTTAGTTATAACATCATACCTAACTCATCATCGTTCTTACCATCTACCATTATGGTGCATAGAAAGAAAGAGTCCAACACGATGTATACAATCAATGCTTTGAATAGATTGATTACTACTGAAAATGGTGGAGTATTAGATAAGTCATTCCAAGTAAATTGGGATAAATATAGAAATTCAGTTATACTAACCGATGGGGATGGGTATAAGGTAATGAAGACAAGTTTGTTCCGAATTATCGATGTTAATTAACTTTAACAGCCTATTTATATACACGTAGTTTGACTACAAAATAAAAAATAAAAAAATATTTTGAAATACATTTGGAGTTGTCACCCAAATGTTGTATATTAGTGACATAGTTAACAATTAATAATTAAAAAGGAACAATTATGGCTATTGATTTAGACGCAATCCGCAACCGTTTGAATACACTTCAAACAAAAGTAACAAAGACTGATAATCTTTGGAAACCTCAACCTGGCAAACAACAAATCCGTATTTTGCCTTACGTTCACAACACTTCAAATCCGTTTATCGAACTTTACTTCCACTTTGGATTTGGTGGTAAGAATGTTATCTCACCATCTTCATTTGGTGAAGCAGACCCATTATTAGAATTTGCTGAGAAGTTGAAAGCAACTGGAAATCGTGATGATTACCAATTGTCTCGTAAACTCACTCCTAAGATGAGAACATACGTTCCAGTATTGGTACGTGGTGAAGAGTCTGAGGGTGTAAAGTTTTGGGGATTTGGTAAGAACGTTTACCAAGAACTATTAGGATTCTTTGCAGACCCAGATTATGGTGATTTGACTGACCCAGTAAATGGTCGTGATATCACAGTAGAATTCAAAACCGCTGCTGAATTAGGTAAATCTTATCCTGAGACTTACATTCGTGTTAAACCAAACACAACTCCAATCTCAGAAGATTCTAACATTCTTTCGGCAGTTAAAGACCAAATCGAACTTCCAGGTATGTTCAAGAAAGTAACATATGAAGAAATGGAAGGTATGTTGAAAGAGTGGTTGGAAACTGGTGAAGTATCAGACTCTAACGACCAACCAGTTGCTGAGACATCTCAACCAACTCAAGCAACTTCTCCTGCATCCAATGTAAAGGATGCATTCGATGACCTATTTAACGACTAATTAGTATGGCTAAGAAGAAGAAGGAAAGTTCTCGTGATGAACTATCTTCTATCCTCGCTGACAACCTAAACAAGAAGTTTAAGTCCGCCCACAAGGTGGCTTACTTCTTGGATGGGGAGGAGACCACCCCAACCGACTTAGATGAGTGGGTATCAACGGGGTCTCCTATGTTAGACTTGGCAATTTCAAATAGACCAAATGGTGGATTACCAGTGGGCCGTATTACTGAGATTACAGGTTTGGAAGGAAGTGGTAAATCACTACTCGCAGCTCACTCAATCGCAGACACTCAGAAGAAGGGTGGTCTTGGAGTCTATATCGACACCGAGAACGCAATGAATCAAGAGTTCTTAGAAGCAATTGGTGTAGATGTAAACAAGATGTTGTATGTTCCATTAGAGACTGTGGAAGACATCTTTGAAGCAATTGATTCAATCATTGAATCAGTCCGTTCTTCTGACAAAAAGAAGTTGGTTACAATCGTAGTAGACTCCGTTGCAGGTGCATCTACTAAAGTCGAGATTTCGGCTGATTATGACCAAGCAGGTTATGCAACTCAAAAGGCCATCATTATCTCGAAGGCAATGAGAAAGGTAACTAACCTTATTGGAAGAGAACGAATTTCACTAATCTTTACAAATCAATTGAGAACTCGTATGGGTGTATCATTTGGTGACCCTTGGACTACGAGTGGTGGTAAGGCAATTGCATTCCACTCATCTTGTAGATTGAGATTGAAACAAATGGGTCAGTTGAAGTCAAAGGTTGGTGGTGTTGACCAAGTTGTGGGTATTAAGACCCGTGCTCAAGTCATCAAGAATCGTATGGGGCCACCATTACGTTCGGTAGATTATGATATCTACTTTGATAGTGGTATCGACAACTATGGTTCTTGGTTACAAATGATGAAGAGTTACAAGTTGGTAGGACAAAGTGGTGCTTGGTACACTTATGTAGATAAAGAGACTGGTGAGGAAATCAAATTCCAAGCCAAGAACTTTGAAGAGTTGTTGGAAGAGAGACCCGAAATGAAGGAGTCAATCTACAACCAAATTTGTGATGCATATATTATGTCTTACAAACAATCAAGTGCAGAAGCAAACATAGATAACGTAGAAGTAGCAGATTTCGATGAATAATAGATACGCAGAACTCCTCAAAGAAGTGAGTCAAGAACACAAGGTGAAGAAAGATGAACACCTAAATGATAGAGTACTCATCATAGATGGTCTCAATCAGTTTATTAGGGTATTTGGGGCAGTCCCTGCGTTGAATGATGATGGTGAACATTGTGGTGGTATAACAGGTTTCTTGTTATCCATCGCAGCCACCATTAGAAGATTGAAACCTACACGAGTTGTTATCGTGTTTGATGGTAAGGGTGGGTCAAATCGTAGAAAGTCAGTTTATAAAGGTTATAAGGAAGGTCGTACTGGTCTAACTAAAATCAACCGATTGGCAGGATACGAGGATTTGGAGGACCAACAAGAATCTATGAGAAAGCAATTTGCACGGCTAATTGAATACCTCCAAATCCTACCCATTTCCCTTACTTACATTGACTATGTAGAGGCTGATGATATTATCGCATATCTTGCCAATCATTACTTTAAGAAAGAAGTTACAATCATCTCATCAGACAAGGATTTCTTACAATTAGTAAATCCACGAATTAAAGTGTATGCACCTACTAAGAAGAAGATGTATGATGAAGCACTTGTAATGGAGGATTATGGTGTTAAACCACAAAATCTTGTATTCTATCGTGTAATTGAGGGTGATAAGTCAGATAATATCGAAGGTGTCCGTGGTGTTGGTCCTAAGACCATTCATAAAAAGATGCCATTCCTAAATGATGAGGTTATGGACTTAGATGGGTTCATCTCTAAAATCAAAACTGAATGTGATGATAAGTTGTCACAAAAGTTGATGGAAAATGTGACAACTATTGAGATGAATTATGGATTGATGCAACTCAAAGACCCCGAAATCTCATCTTCAATCAAATCAAATGTCAGAGATATTATGGACTCACAAGAATCAAACTTTGATGTGGTTGAGTTTAAGAAGATGTTTATGTATGATAAGTTATACACTGTATTTTCTAATATTGATAGTTGGTTGCAAAATTCGTGGTCACCATTGCACAACTTTTTGAAGAATAGTTTTGATACTAACAAATAATTTCGTATATTAGTCCTTATATGGAGAAGTTAGGAAGTAAGTTTAGCACATCGTTTCAGAATAAAGTAATCTCGGCAATTATATCCGATAGGTCGTATACCCGACAAATCTACGATATACTAAAGCCTGAGTACTTTGACTCCGAAGCGTCTGAATGGTTAGTTAAAACCATTTTAAAATATTTTGATGAGTACGAGACAATGCCAACATTGGATGTCCTTAAAGTCAAGATAAACACCATTGAGAGAGATGTGTTAAAGACTTCAGTAGTCGATACATTAAAATTCGCTTGGAATCACTTAGATAGTGAAGATTTAACTTATGTAAAGGAGCAAGTCCTTGACTTTTGTAAGAATCAATCTATCAAGAACGCAATCTTAGATTCGGTGACTTTATTAGAGGATGGTAAATACGATACCATTAAGAAGAATATTGATACTGCAATGAAAGCAGGTCAAGACTCTGATATAGGACACGAGTATAAGACTATGTTGGCAGAACGATATGAAGATTCAGTTCGTAATGTGGTTTCAACTGGATGGGATGTTGTTGATGAAATCACACAAGGTGGTTTTGGTAAGGGTGAGTTGATACTATTCGCTGCTCCTCCTGGAATTGGTAAGTCGTGGGCTTTGGTGAATATTGGTGTAAATGCAATGAAGAAGGGTAAAGTGGTAGCACATTATACTTTGGAGTTGAACGAAGGTTACACTGGTCAGAGATACGATGCAGTTCTAAGTGGTGTTGCGGTAGGTAATTTGAAGTACAATATGGAGGATGTCAAGAAGGCAGTCGAAAATGTACCAGGTGACCTTGTTGTAAAACACTATCCTACCAAAACTGCAAGTGTGACATCTTTAAAAGCACATATGGATAAGATGACCTTACAAGGTAAGAAGCCAGATGTGGTAATTGTGGATTATGCTGACCTTTTGAGAGGACCTGCTAAAGAAAAGAGACACGAGGAGTTGGAAGAAATCATCGAAGACCTTAGAGGATTGGCAGGTGAGTATGAAGTTCCAGTCTTCACGGCATCTCAGATTAATAGAAGTGGTGCTGAAGATGACATTATTACCGGCACCAAGATTGCTGGGTCATTCTCAAAGATGATGACTGCTGATTTCGTGGTATCTCTATCTCGTAAGATTGAAGATAAACTTGCAGGGACTGGTAGATGGCACGTAATTAAGAATCGTTTTGGACCTGATGGTATGACATTCCCATCTAAAGCAAACTTCTCAACTGGTCAAATCCACATTTATAATGATGATTCTATTGATGGTAGAAACACCACAAAGCAGATGAAACAAGGGGAGAGTTTAGTAAGAAAAGAATTAGCCCAAAAATACAAGGAAATGAGTGGTGATATTGGTTTTTAGAGACTATATATTACCACCCCAATTAACATATTGTCTAATAATTAAAAGAGGAGAACCCTATGGGTCTATTTGATAATCGAATACCATTTAAACCGTTTGAATACCCCGAATACTACACCGAAGGTTGGTTGAAACAAGCTCAAGCATTTTGGTTACATACCGAAATACCAATGCAAGGTGATATTAAGGATTGGAATGAAAATTTGTCAGTCGAAGAAAAGAATTTAGTTGGTAATATCCTTTTAGGATTTGCTCAAACGGAATGTGCTGTATCCGATTACTGGACCACTATGGTTACTAATTGGTTTCCAAAACACGAAATCAAGCAGATGGCAATGATGTTTGGTTCACAAGAAACCATCCACGCTACTGCATACTCATATTTGAATGAGTCACTTGGTTTAGAAGATTTTGAGGCATTCTTACACGAACCTGCAACTGCTGAACGTTTTGAGAATCTTGCTGAGGTATCAAACAACTATACCTACGAAGACTTGAAGAACAATCCAGAAGCAAGAGCTGAAGTAGCACGTTCACTTGCAATCTTCTCAGCATTTACTGAGGGAGTAGCACTATACTCTTCATTTGCAGTATTGTACTCATTCCAAATGAGAAACAAACTGAAAGGTATCGGTCAGCAAATGAAGTGGTCGGTGAGAGATGAATCACTACACTCTCGTATGGGATGTCAGTTATTCAAACATATGTGTGAAGAATATCCCGAACTATTGGAAGATTCTAAAGAGTCAATCCAAAAGGCCGCCGAGTTGATTCAAACATTGGAACACAAATACATCGATAAGATGTTTGAAATGGGTGATTTGGAAAATCTTAAAAAAGAGGACCTAAAGAACTTCATCAATCAGAGATTAAATGAAAAATTAAATGAGTTGGGTTACCAATCTATGTTTACATATGATGAAGACTCAGCTGCACAATTAGAATGGTTCTACCACTTGACTGGTGGACATACACATACTGACTTCTTTGCTCTAAGACCTACTGATTATAGTAAGGCTAATGAAGGTGAAGATTGGGATGATATATTTTAAGAAGTTATGAAGAATTACGGAGAAGAATTAGGTTGGGAACTCGGAGTAGACTTTCCAACGTGGGGAAATACTGAAATTTACGTTAAGACCATCTCAAAGGGTTACCTATTAGCAGGTGAAAAACCAAAGGATGCTTATTGGAGAGTTGCTACGGCAGTTGCTCGTAGACTTAACAAACCACAATTGGCATCAAAATTCTTTGATTACATTTGGAAAGGGTGGTTGAACCTTGCATCACCAGTGCTATCAAATACTGGTACTGATAGAGGTTTACCAATCTCGTGTTTTGGTATTGATGTGGGTGACTCTATTCAAGAGATTGGGTCGAAGAACCTTGAGTTGATGTTACTTGCAAAGCATGGTGGTGGTGTCGGTGTTGGTATCAATATGATTAGACCTGCTGGTGCAAACATCACTAACAATGGAACATCTGATGGTGTAGTACCATTTGCTAAGATTTACGATTCAACAATCCTTGCTACAAATCAAGGTGCTGTTCGTAGAGGTGCTGCATCGGTGAATCTAAACATCGAACACAAAGACTTTGATGAGTGGATTGAAATCAGAGAACCTAAAGGTGATGTAAACCGACAATGTTTGAACTTGAACCAATGTGTTATCGTTGGTGATAAGTTTATGAGAAAACTTGAAGATGGTGACAATGAAGCAAGACGCAAGTGGGGTAAGGTACTTCAGAAACGTAAAGCAACTGGTCAACCTTACATTATGTATAAGGGTAACGTAAACAAACAAAACCCTGAAGCATACAAACATAATGGGTTGAAGGTTCATATGACTAACATATGTTCTGAAATCACATTACATACTGATGAGTCTCACTCATTCGTGTGTTGTTTATCATCACTAAACTTATCTAAGTATGATGAGTGGAAAGATACTGACCTTATCTATACGGCTACTTGGTTCTTGGATGGTGTACTCGAAGAGTTTATTCAACGTGCTAAGAATATGAGAGGGTTTGAGAACTCAGTCCGTTCTGCTGAAAAGGGTAGAGCATTGGGTCTTGGAGTTCTTGGATGGCACACTTACCTACAACAAAAAGGTATGGCATTCGAAGGATTACCTGCTCAGTTTGAGACTCGTAAGATATTCTCTCAAATCAAGATTGAATCAGAACGTGCATCACGTGACTTGGCTCAAGAGTATGGAGAACCACTTTGGTGTGTTGGTAGTGGTATGAGAAATACTCACTTGAGAGCAATCGCACCAACGGTATCCAACTCTAAGTTGAGTGGTAATGTATCTGCTGGTATCGAACCTTGGGCTGCAAATGTCTTTACTGAACAAACGGCTAAGGGAACGTTCATTCGTAAGAATCGTGAATTGGAGAGAGTACTTCGTAAGTTGAATATGAACAACAAAGATACTTGGGATAAAATTCTACAAGATGGTGGTTCAGTACAAGACTTGAGTGAGTTCGACAATTGGGCATATGTCAATGGTAAATTACTCAATCGTAGTGATATTGCCGATGTGATGATTGAAAACAAAGAAGTGGATTGGTTAAAGGATGTATTCAAAACATTCAAGGAAATCAATCAGTTGGAGTTAGTTAAACAAGCAGGTATCAGACAACAATACGTTGACCAAGCAGTTTCTCTAAACTTAGCATTCCCATCACAAGCAAGTCCAAAGTGGATTAACCAAGTCCATATGGAGGCTTGGAAAGAAGGAATCAAAACCCTCTATTATATGAGAACGGAATCAGTACTTCGTGGTGATATTGCTACGAGAGCTACTGACCCCGATTGTGTATCGTGTGATGGTTAAACGAAGTGTGGTTTGAAGACCACATCTTAGGACCGTGTTAGTTCACGGAAACGGGGTGGGGAAGTTCGCTACTCCCCACTCCACTTGAGATTAAATTAATTAAATGAAAGAAAATATGAAACAATATCTTTACTTTTCAGCACCTTGGTGTGGGCCGTGTAGAATGTTAGGTCCGATGATGGAACGTGTAAACAACACAATACCAGTTCAAAAGGTCAATGTAGATGAGAACTCTGAATTGGCACAGCAATACAATGTAAGAAATATACCTACCGTAGTTCTATTGCAAGATGGGCAAGAGGTTAAACGAATTATAGGAGTAAAGCCTGAATCTGAATATCTAAACGTTTAATTGGAGTTATAAAATGGTTACGAAAAATACAAAATCAAAGTTTTGTTTCAATACAATGGTTAATAATGAAGCACATTGTATTGAACGTATGTTAAATACAGTATGGCCTTACATTGACTATTGGGTAATTCAAGATAATGGGTCAACTGATGGGACTCAGGACATTATTCGCAATTTCTTTGAAGAGAAGGGAATTCCTGGGTTTTTGTATCAATTAGATTGGTGGGAGGGTCACGGTATTAATCGAGACCATTGTATCAAAACTGCACTTGAAGCAGACCACGGATGTGATTGGATACTAAGAGTAGATGCTGATGAGCAGTTGATAATCGATGATGAATTTGATTGGTCTGTTTTTGATGACACCTCTATTCAAAGTTTTAACGTTGCTGCTCGTGATGGTGGTACAACCTACTTTAGAACGTGGTTATGGAATGCAAAAGAACCTTGGGCATTTTATCCAGACAAAGCACACGAGACCATTTACTTAGATAGGGATGGTATTGGAGAGGAATTCCAACGTGTTAATTTGCCTATTGGTATGAGACATCTACTTACAAACGATGGTATGACTTGGGCAAAACCTATGAAGTTTTTAAAGGATGCTTTAAATCTTGAATTGGGTAATGTTCCTACTCGCAAAGTCTTAACTGATAATTATCACTTGTGGTATATTGCTAAGAGTTATGCAGATTGTCACGATGATGTCGAAAACTTACCATATGGTCAATTACATAAGGAAGAATATGCACGTAGAGCAATATTCTATTACAAAATGTATTTGTATCAAACCAACCCACGTTATGAATTAGAAGGTATATCAGAGGGTGATGGTCAAGAAATGGCATGGTATGCTGCATTTGGAATCGGTCAAATGTATCGTTCTTTAAACGAGGATGAATCTGCTATAAAATGGTATCAAAGAGCAAGTGAATTTTGTGCAAACCGAAACGAAAATTACTTCAATATGGCATTGTTGTACGAGAAAACTGGTCAATACCAAAATATGCTAAACATATCTAAGTTTTTAATAAGTGCTGACCGATACAACCCATTCCCAAATCGACAATTCTTAATAATGAATTATGCATATCCAGACACAAGTCAAGAACCACATTGGTTGCACGCACGTGCATTGGATTACTTAGGTATGGATTCAACTTACTATAAGAACTTGTTAAAAAATGACCCTACTACTCCTGAGTGGATTTTAAATCAAATCAATGAGTAATAATTACGACTATATAATAGTTGGTGCTGGGTTTTTTGGTGCCATATGTGCTTATGAACTGAATAAGGCAGGTAAGTCCGTATTGGTAATTGAAAAACGAAATCACATCGGTGGTAATGTTTATACTGAGGAACGAGATGGGGTTCATATTCACGAATATGGACCTCACATCTTCCATACTAACGAAAAGTGGATTTGGGATTGGGTTAATCAGTTTGCAGAATTTAATAATTTTAGATACAACCCAATCGCTAACTATAATGGTAAACTTTATTCATTACCATTTAGTATGTATACATTTAACCAAATGTGGGGAGTCACAACACCACACGATGCAAAGAAAAAGATTGAAGAGCAACGTTTTACAGGTAAGGTAACTAATCTTGAAGAACAAGCACTTTCGTTAGTAGGTAAGGATATTTATGAAACTCTAATTAAGGGGTATACTGAGAAGCAGTGGAGAAAACCTGCTACCGAACTACCTGCATCTATCATCAAAAGATTGCCAGTTAGATTTACTTGGGATAACAACTACTACTTTGATAAATACCAAGGTATTCCAATCGGTGGTTATACTCAAATCTTTGAAAAGTTGTTGGATGGGATAGAGGTTCGTTTGGGTGTTGATTATCTTAAAGAAAAATCAATGTGGGATGCTATTTCTAATAAAGTGATTTATACTGGACCTATTGACAAATACTTTGATTATAAATTTGGTGATTTAGAATACAAATCAGTAGAATGGGATACTATGAAACTGAATACTGAAAATTACCAAGGATGTGCTGGGATGAACTATACCGATAGTGAAACTTCATTTACTCGTATTATAGAACATAAGTGGTTTGATAACCAAAACCAAAAAGTAAGTTGGGTAAGTATGGAATTCCCAAAAGAATACAAGCGAGGTGTTGAGCCGTTCTATCCAGTGAATGATGATATCAACAATGAGAAGTATAGAAAATATAAGGAACTTGCTGATAAAGACAAAGTGATATTTGGTGGAAGACTTGCAGAGTACAAATACTATGATATGCACCAAGTAATTGCATCGGCATTAAGTAAAGTAAAAAAACTTGTATAATTGAAAATAATTTTGTATATTAGTATATTATGAAGAAACAACTACAACAACTTTGGGACTTCCAAAGTGCATACAACTCAACAAGAAATACCAAACCAACTTTAATCGAACCTGATGATTACTTTTTAAGGTATCGTTTGGGTAAAGAAGAATTGTTGGAGTATTTAGATGCTTGTAATAACGATGACCTTGTAGAAATCACCGATGCTCTTGCAGACCAACTATACATCCTATTGGGTACTATGGTTGCTCACGGAATGCAGGATATTATCGAAGATGTCTTCAACGAGGTACATCGTTCTAATATGTCAAAGTTAGGTGAGAATGGTAAACCTATCTATCGAGAAGATGGTAAGGTTTTGAAAGGGCCAAACTATTCACCACCTAACATTGCACAATTCCTACCAGGAACTCAGTTGGAAATTCCATTCAATGAGGAAGTTTAGGATGGCATTGCGAGGAGAATCACACCCACAACATAAACTTACGGAAGACCAAGTAAAGTCTATACGTAAGTTGTGGGCTGTGGGTCACCGAAACATCAAAGTATTGGCCCGAAACAATGGTGTATCACCTGCCAACATCCGCAGGATTGTAAAAGGTGAAACTTGGACTCATATTATTTTTGGAGAATTTAACGACTACCAATAATGTCAGAAATTAAACTATCACATAAGATTAAGAATGATGAATACACGGAGTATGTGTATAACACCTTTGATATTCAAGACCGAGATACTACAAGTGTAAGTATCCCAATGAAAATTGGGGACTTAGATACATTTGAGTGGAATATCGGTGTAATCTATGGGAGTAGTGGGTCTGGTAAGTCCACCATCTTAAATAAATTGGGTGGTGTTCGTAGTATCAAGTTTGATGAAGAGAAATCGTTGATATCAAACTTTGATTGGTTAACTCCAGAAGAAGCAGGTAGAGTCCTTACATCCATCGGTCTATCATCCATTCCAACTTGGTTGAGACCTTACCGATTATTAAGTAATGGTGAAAAGTATAGAGCAGAACTTGCATACTTGATATCATCCTCAAAGGATGGTGACATCATTCTAATAGATGAGTATACTTCAGTAGTGGATAGAGATGTTGCAAAAGCAATGTCGTTTGCTCTTCAGAAGTATATTCGTAGAGAAGGTAAGAGAATCATCCTTGCATCGTGTCACTACGATATTATGGAATGGTTGATGCCCGATTGGACTGTATCACCCGAAAAAGATGGAGGCGCACTCGTGAGAGGCGAATGGCTTCGGCAAGGGAGACCACAAATCAATCTACACATTAGTAGAGTCGAACCTCAAACTTGGGACTTGTTCAAAAGACATCACTATTTAACCGAAGAGGTTAATAAGGCATTTATCTTCCTATTATATGAGTGGAATGACAAGCCAGTTGCTATGGGAGTCATCGGTAGACAAATTGGTAAAGGGCAGGGGTATTCTTTAAGAGGTAGTAGAACAGTAGTTCTTCCCGATTATCAAGGTCTTGGAATTGGGTCACATATATCCAATTTCCAAGGTGCAGTAGCAGCAAATAGAGGTGCTAAGTATTTTACCAAAACGGTAAATCCTGCATTGGGTGAGTATCGAAATAAAAGAACTGATTTATGGAGTCCGACTGGTCACAACGGCAGACAACGTAATGATGAGAACTATGAATCAATCGTATACAAAACACTTAAACAACGACCATCATACTGCCACTCCTATTGTGGTCCATCGATAGATGGGTATGATGAGTTATTAGACCCAATTGATAAAGTTCGTATGATGAGTCGTGTAGACTTAGATTTAGTCCGAAACTTTTGGGATGTTGAATAATTTTTTGTATATTAGTATAAAATAAGACTTAATGTATCAAAATGTATATTACGAAAAAGAAAAGAATCTCATCCATTGTTGGGATGATGAAAAAGGTTACTTTACATCTAAGTATCGTAGATATGCTTACGTTAGAGATGGCAATGGTGCTCATACTTCTATTCACGGAGAGAGGTTAAAGAAGATTAATTTTTGGAAACAAGATGAGGGTCTTCAGTTATACGAGAGTGATGTAAATGAGGTGACACGTTTTCTAATCGATAACTATGGTGATTCTGATGAGGTGTCTAAAGGACACACTCTATTCACATTCGATATCGAGGTAGAGATGAATAGTGGACTACCTGACATCACAAAAGCAGGCAATGCTATGACCTCAGTCGCAGGTCACGATTCGGTTACTGGAGACTACTTCGTATATGTCGTAAACAAGGGTGAGAAGATTGATAAGACCATCAAAGGTGCACGTGTAGTATCATTTGATACTGAAGAAGATATGGTTATGGCTTTCCTAAACAAGTGGAAAGAGATTAGACCTACCGTAGTTACTGGGTGGAACATCGATTACTTTGATATTACCTACCTATACAATCGTATTAAGGTTTTATTTGGAGAGGGTGTTGCAAATCAACTATCACCGATTGGTAAAGTGACTTGGAACAAATATCGTAGTAGATACCTCATCGCAGGAGTTTCGTGTTTGGATTACCTTGCATTATACAAAAACTTTACCTATACTGAATTACCTAACTACCGATTGGATACAGTCGCAGTAACTGAATTGGGTAGAGGTAAGATTGAGTATGAAGGTAACCTTGACCAATTGTTCAGAGATGACTTAGAAAAATTTATTGAGTATAACTTGGTGGATGTTGAGTTGGTTGTTGATATGGATAAGAAACTTCAGTTCATCGAACTTGCTCAAGCAATTTGTCACGCAGGTCACGTGTTCTACGAAGATTTCCTATTCTCATCAAAGTGGTTAGAGGGTGCAATCCTAACATTCCTAAGAAGGTCTGGTCGCGTTGCTCCAAACAAACCACCTCGTGTTGCACGTGATGAGAATGATACGAATGGGGGTAAGTTTACTGGTGCTTATGTGAAAGAACCAAAACCTGGTCTTTATAAGTGGGTATATGATTTGGATTTAACATCACTATATCCATCGATTATTATGACCTTGAATACTTCACCAGAGACCAAGATTGGTAAGTTGAAGAACTTCACATCAGAGGACCATATAAAGGGTAAAATTGAAACCTACTCAATTATCGATGATGATGGCAATGAGTTTCCACCTTTGAATAGAGAAAAGTTTATGGAGTTCGTGGAGACATCCGACTACTCAATCGCTGCAAATGGTGTTCTATATCGTAGAGATAAGATTGGGGTGATTCCTGAGATTCTAAATGTTTGGTTTGACAAACGTGTGGAATACAAAGACCTTATGAAGAAGTATGGTAAGGAAGGTAATGATGAATTGTATAAGTTCTACTCTCAGCGTCAGTTGGTTCAAAAGATTATGTTGAACTCCCTATATGGGGTATTGGGTCTACCATCGTTTAGATTCTATGATGTGGACAATGCTGAGGCAACCACGATTACTGGTCAGTCGGTGATTAAGACTACTGAGTTGATTGCTAACCAATACTATACTAAGATTATTGGTAAAGAGGCAGATTACAATGTATATACTGATACTGATTCAGTCTTTTATCAGGCAGCACCACTTGTAAAAGCACGTAACCCTCAAATTGATGAGAACTCGGATGAGCAAATGATTCCTGCGATTCTATCAGTAGCAAGGGAAGTTGAGGAACACATCAACAAGGTCTATGATATGATGGCATTTAAGATGTTTAATGTGGACTCACATAGATTTGATATCAAACAAGAGACTATTGCTAAAGGTGGTTTTTGGGTATCAAAGAAGAGATATGCTCAATGGATTATCAATGATAACACCGTAGATTGTGACAAGTTGGATGTAAAGGGATTGGATGTAAAACGTTCATCATTCCCAACTTACTTCAAAGAAGTGATGTCAACTGTATTGATGGATATTCTAAAGGATGCTGATAAAGATGAATTAGACCAAAAGATTTTGGATTACAAGCGCGGTATGACTGACCAACGATTCGTTGATATTGCAAAGAATTCAGCAGTGAAGGATATGTCTAAGTACTTGTTTAAGAATCAAGCATTGGGTGAGTTTATGAAGGGAACTCCTGCTCACGTAAAAGCTGCGATTACTTATAATCAATTACTAAAGAAGTTCAATGCCCCTTACAAATATGAACCAATGAAGGATGGTGACAAAATCAAATGGGTATATCTAAAGAAGAATCCACTTGGGTTAGAAACCACAGGATTCACTGGTCATTCAGACCCACCAGAAATCAATGCATTCATCCAACAATATATCGATTATGATTTGATTTGGGAGAAGGAGTTGAACAATAAGTTGGATGACTTCTACAAAGCAATGGATTGGGAGAAACCAAATCCTAACCTTGCTACTGCATCACAATTCTTTTCATTTTAATTTGGATAGTAAGAATAAATTTTGTATATTAGTAAAGTTAAAAAGTAAATAATAAAGGAAACTATGAAAAAAAGTTCTATTGAAGGTTTCATCTCTCGCTATAACTTAGGTGGTGAGATTGAATCTGTAAAGATTGAGTCAACTGATGCAGGTATGTCAGTTAGATTTATCTCTGATGACAAAACTCTCTTGGGTGATGTATCAAGTGAAGAGACTGACTTTCCAAATGGGGAGTTTGGTATCTACACCACATCTCAACTAAAAAACCTATTGGGTGTATTGGGAAGTGATGTTGATGTAAAGGAAGGTAACGCAAGTTTGACATTTGGTGATAGTGGAACAACGATTAACTATATGTTAGCAGACCTATCAGTAGTGCCAATCGTACCAGACCTAAAACAACTTCCACCATTTGGTTCTACAATCACTTTGAATGATGAGTTTGTATCTAAGTTCGTTAAGTCTAAAGGTGCATTGAGTGATTCGGATACATTTACATTTACTTGTAAAGATGGCAAGGGTGAGGTAATCTTGGGTTACCAAAAGAGTATGAATTCAAACCGAATCTCACTTAATGTAGATTGTACGTGTGATGGTGATGTTGAACCAATTTCATTCTCAGCAAAATACTTGAAAGAAATCCTAAATGCAAATCGTGCTGCAAAATCATCTTCAATGAAGGTTTCATCACAAGGTCTTGCATCTGTATCGTTTGAACACGATGGGTTTAAATCTAACTATTTCTTGGTGGAGATTAAGTAATGAGTCTCGTTAAGATACATACACATCAAAGAGCAGAAGCAGAACGGATGCTACGAGAAATTGAACTCGAAGGTCCATTTTGGAACTATGGAGTTCACTATAAAGTTATAGAGGATTTCTACGATGGGTTTGACTTGACAAATGAACATTACACCAATCTTCCAGAATTTAGATGGTCACCAAACATTCAAAGTAGAACTTACATCAAAGTGGATACACCTACTGATGAGGTAAGAAATGCAGTATTTGAGAAGTTTGGTCAAAAGGCAGGTGGGTTGAATTATATTCATTATAAACTTGACCCAAATCCTGCGACTGAATGTGAATACACATTTGATTATAAGGTTGAACCAAAATACCCATTATATGTAATATCATTGGGTAGATGGGACAAAACATACACCATTGACACATTAGAAGAGATGGGTATTGACTTTAACATTTGTGTTGAACCAAAGGAATACGACAAGTATGCTGCCAATCCAAAGATTGATGAAAACAAACTCATCAAACTACCCGAAAACTTTAGTGAGAGGGGAATGGGTGGTATTCCAGTTCGTAACTTTGTATGGGAACACTCGGTTGAAGCAGGACATAAGAAGCATTGGATTATTGATGATAACATCGAAGGATTTTTTAGATGGAATGATAATGTCCAAAAGAAAGTCAAAGATGGGGTATTCTTTAGAATAATGGAAGACTTTAGTGATAGATACGAAAACCTCGGATTAGTAGGGTGTCAGTATGCATCATTTGTCCCTGCTAATGAACCACGTAGAACTCAGTTCATCATCAATACACGTGTGTATAGTTGTATCTTAATTAACACGGAACTTCTTGACCAACGTTTGGAAGAGCGATGGAGGGGTAGATATAATGAGGATACTGACCTTGCTCTAAGAGTATTATCCACTGGTGATTTATGTACCGTAAACTTCAATATGCTCTTATCGGGTAAGAAGACAACAGGTACAGTAAAGGGTGGTAATACAAATACTATCTATGAGTTTGGTGATAACAAAGAAGAGAATGCTAAGTTCACTGGTTTGCAGAAGAAGTTTGATGAACTCAAAGAAAATTGGGGAGACATCGTACAATATACTACTGCAAAGCATGCCGATGGTAGACCACACCACGTTATTCAATACACTAAGTTGTTTCAGCAAGAATTGGTGATGAAAGAAGGGGTTCAGTTAGAACCAAAGGTCAACGAGTACAATATGAAATTTGAAAAAGCAAATAAAGATGAGTAATTCACTTTGGGTAGAAAAATATAGACCCGATACACTTGAAGGTTATGTTGGAAACGAACATATCCTTGAGAAAGTAAAGATTTACATTGAGAATGAGGATGTACCACATCTACTACTCTATGGGGTAGCGGGGACTGGTAAGACTACACTCGCTAAAATCATCACCAATCAGATTGATTGTGATGTTATGTACATCAACGCTTCGGATGAAAACTCCGTTGATGCAGTTCGTGATAAGATTCGTGGGTTCGCATCATCAATGGGATTCCGTAAGTGGAAAGTTGTAATCTTAGATGAGGCAGACTACTTGACACCAAATGCTCAAGCAGCACTCCGTAATCTAATGGAGACTTTCAGTAAATCTACTCGTTTCATTTTGACTTGTAACTATGTAGAGAAGGTTATTGACCCTATCCAATCACGTTGTCAGACATTTGCAATCACACCTCCATCAAAATCAGAGGTGGCAAAGAGACTATATGACATCCTAAACTTTGAGAGTGTAGACTTCCGTAAAGAAGACCTACCAATCTTGGTGAATAGTGGGTATCCCGACATTCGTAGAGTCCTCAACGCAGCACAACGACAAGTTGTAAAAGGTGAGTTGAAGATTGATACAACCTCTACTGTTCAAGCAAACTACATTGATAACTTGGTTAAGGTTCTACAAAAGGGTGGTGATGTAAAACAACAATTCACCGAAATTAGACAAATCATTGCCGATTCAAAAGTTAAGGATTTTACACCATTGTATAGAGGACTATATGATGAGGTAGATACTTATGCAAGTGGCAAAGTGGGTCAGACCATCTTAAACATCGCAGATGGTCAATATAAAGACTCAATGGTAGTTGATAAAGAAATCAACGTAATGGCGATGATATTGAATATATTAATTACATTAGGAAAGTAAACTATGGCAAATTCAAACGAATTATTCGAACAAATGACCGAGTTGTTTGCAGACTTCTCGGAGTCTCACAATGGTACAACTAAGAAATCTGCAGCTCAAGCAAGAAAAGCAATTGGTGAGTTGAAGAAATTGGTAACTGAATACCGTAAAGCATCGGTAGAAGAAAACAAATAAGATGGCTAAAAAAGGTAAAATCGTAGAGATGGGTCAACCGGCAAAATCTCCACAAATGAATTTGGATGTTACGAAGTTGAAGAACGTAACGTGTCCACAATGTGATGGTATCTTCTTCGATGAACTACAAATGTTCAAAGAGGTATCAGCAGTACAATCTCCGAATGGTCAAGCATCAATGCTACCAATTCCAGTTGTTGTATGTAACAATTGTGGTACGGTACATCCGAAGTTTACACCAAAAGAGTTATTTGAAGATGTCGCAAACCAAGAAAGCTAAGACTATATTTGAGCATCTTTCTGGTATAAAGGAGAAAAAGGTTTCTTGGGAGTCCCTATCTGATATGGATAAGAAATCTTTTTCACCCTTTATCATCAATCGGTGGTTGTCTATGAACTTAGAGTTGGTGGGATTGGTAAACGAACTACAACCATACACCATAGGTCAACTATCACCTCGTGATACTTACAAACTATACTTGGATGTTCTACCTAAGAAGAAGACATTTGACAAGTATGTTAAATCTAAGGGTAAGAGCAAGTATAATGATAGTGTATTGGATTACCTATCAAAGTATTTCGAGGTATCGCATCGAGAAGTCAAGGACTATCTTGAGATTCTATCGAAGGATGAAGTAATTGAAATCATCCAAAAATTTGGAGTAGACAAAAAAGAAATCAAAAAATGGCTGAAGTGATAAAAGAGGCAAAAAACAAAGTAGAGTGGGTTGGTGAAGAGGAACGACCAATTTATGGAGAACCAACTGCACGACAATATTGTGAAGAGACCTATCCAGAAATGATGGAAGAATACAAAAGGATTATGTGGGAACAATATGAGACCTTTTGTAAGAAGCAACGAAACTACGGACCAGGTAACATCTCAGTAGGAACTCCATTGGAGACAAAGGATGATGTAAAGTTGTCACTAACTGGGTTATGGTTCAGAATGAACGATAAGATTCAGAGATTAAAACAATTAGTAGTATTGGGTCAACCTGATGAGGTTGGTGAGTCACTACAAGATACATATGCAGACTTATCAGTATATGGTATCATCGCACAATTAGTACAAAACGGAAAATGGGCAAAGTAAAGATGTCCCTATATAGTCATTCAATCGTGATGGCTATATTGGGTATATGGGCAACCTCATATCAATATGTCCCCGCCTCATTCTTAGGTGGGTTATTGATAGGGTATGGGTTGAGACTTGCATATACTGCAGGTCAGCAATCCAAAAGATAACAATTTCTTAACATAGAAATTTGGTAGTTTAAAAATAAAGTTGTATATTAGAGTATATGAAAAAGTCAGAAGTATCAAACGTGTTTAACCTCTCCATTAGAGAGGAGATAAGTGGTGTTGCTAAAATATCATATTCACAATATACAATGTGGGCAAATTGTCCTAAACAATGGAAACTAACCTATATGGATGGTCACAAAGACTTTGACCCATCCATTCATCTTGTATTCGGTACTGCAATGCACGAGACCTTACAAGGGTGGTTACAAGTTCTATATAAGGATGGTCCGAGTGAGGCAGACAAACTTGACTTAGGTCAGATACTACTAAACTCAATGGCAGCTGAATACAAGTCTATGTCTGAGAGGTATGGTCAGTTCACCACTCGTGCTGAGATGAACGAGTTCTACGATGATGGTATTCAAATCATTGACTTCATTAAGAAGAATCGTACCGACTACTTCTCAACTAAGAAGTTAAAGTTAGTAGGTGTCGAGTTACCAATCTATCACGAAACATCCAACAAGAACATTATGATGAAGGGTTTCATCGATTTGGTGTTTGAGGATATGGATGGTATCATTGAGATTTGGGATATCAAAACATCTACTCGTGGATGGAATGAGTATCAGAAGAAAGACAAAACCAAGACTGCACAATTAGTTTTATATAAGAAGTTCTTCTCAGAACAATA